ATTTAATACCAATCAGAATGAAACTACTACTTAAAAACATCACCTACTTCTGCGCTCTTGCGCTGACGTTTTGGGCATACCTATGGACTCTTGAACTTCTTGGGATATGATATTCACATACAACGACCTAAAGTTTTGGCTCGAAGATGCCGACCTTTTGCCACAGTCCTATTGGGATGCCCTTGAGGACTACGACCCCGACAACAAGAATAGCGATGAAATCCTTGCGAAGTTTCTCGGCTACGTTCACGTCGCTGACTTCTACAACTATGAGATGGAAATCACCTACGTTGAGGAGACCTACAACGAGGATGGCTACACTAATACCGTAGCCTACCCCACGACATCCATTTATGGAGAAACCCCCAAGCTTGCCGATGACATCTACGCCAAGTGGCTGAATTGGGCAACAACCGTAGCATCAGAAGAATAATTAAAACCAATCAAATGAAATACGAAACTATATCTCAACTGTTGAGAGAGATGAAATCCTATGACCTGCCTGAGTCATTGATTAAAGACATCGAAACTATTGAAAAGGTACACTTGCGTTTTGCCTACCACGAGGCTTTGATTCGTGTTCCTTTCGAAGAGTGGTACGAATCAACATTTCAAACAGAATCAAAATGAAAATCATAGAACTTTTAGACGGAAGCACTTGGGATATGGACACAGTCCTCGAAAAGATGCAGGATGATGACTTTTACTACGGGGTACTTGGCAAGAACGCCCTGTCATCCTCTGCTTGCAAGCTGCTGCTGACATCACCCAAGACCTACCACTACGTTACAAAATATGGCAGCGAGGACTCCGATGCCTTTGCAGTAGGTAGGCTCGTTCACTTGATGGCTCTTGAGCCTCACAAGGTAGCGGACTACGAGGTGATTGAGGTGCAGAGCAAGAACGCAAAGGCTTGGCAGGATGCGAAGGGCAAGCGTAACCTTTGCACCCGCAAAGAGTACAACGAGGCACAGAGGATATCCGATGCGCTTCTGCGTAACGAGAACGTGCTTGGCCTTATCACAGGCTGCGAGTTTGAAGTGCCGAAAATTGGTATGATTGGAGGCTTGCCCTTTAGGGCGAAGGCTGACATTTATGCTGATGGTTTCTTGGCTGATCTTAAAACAACAACCGACTTACGAGCATTCCCTTACTCCGCAAAGAAGTACGGCTACGATGTCCAAGCGTTCATCTACACCCGATTGTTTGGTGTGCCGATAGATAAGTTCTTCTTCATCGCTATTGACAAGGCAAGCCTTGACATAGGTATCTACTCGGTTAGCCCCGAGTTTGTGGCAGAGGGAGAGCGCAAGACCCTTGAGGCAATAGAATTATACAAGCAGTTCTTTATCTTGGGTGAGGACTTGGACTCATACACTATTGTTGGAACACTTTAAACTATGGTCGGGTGCGGAGCGAGTAGCGCATTGAATGTTTTAGGCACGGGATTCTCCACCTATATGTATTTCAAAAAGGCAGGTGCAAGTCCTGAACCGACCACAAATAAACTATGACAGACATCACCAAATGCACAGGAGAGGGCTGCGCCCTCAAAGAAACCTGCTACCGCTTTACCGCCACCACAGGAATGTACCAATCCTTCTTTTTTGAAGTACCAATCAAGAACGGCAAGTGCGAATACTATTGGGATATTAACCTTTAACACCATATCGTTGAACCCAACAAAATGGTATAACCTTTAACACAAAAGAGAAATGAGAGACCAATTCATAAGGATAGCGATGGCGCAACTGCGCCCCGCTTATCCGTTCCGACCCCAACGTAACGCAGTAGCTGCAAAGATGTGGGTGCGCTTCCTTGAGCGCAAAGCGATGGCTCAATGGTTCAAAGACCAAGAGGCTAATTTATGATTAGACCCTTTGTGCTTGCCTTCCACAAGCAGAATTCAGGTGTATCACACCACAGGGTATTTGCACCCTTGATATGCCACAAGGATGTAGATGTTTTTTTTATTGAGAAGATTACCGACATTGACCCCGAGATATGGCCTAAAGTAACGCACATCTTTACCTCAAGGGTATTTCCTGTGGAGCCGTTTGATGACTTTGTAAAGCTCTGCCGTAAGGAGGGCATCAAACTAATCGTTGATAACGATGATTGGTGGGTGTTGCCCCCTACGCATCCTTTGCTTGGGGTGTACTCGAATCAGATGAGGGAGCGCATCGTGCGATCAATGAAAGCAGCTGATGAGGTATGGGTTACAAACAAGCACCTTGCCTCAAAGGTCAAGAAGTATAATACCAACATCCGAATCATCCCCAACGCTATAAGTGTTCCAACGTGGCAGGTAGAGCGTAAGCCAAGCGAGGAAGTACGCTTCGGTTATATCGGAGGCAACCACCACGCATTAGACGTAAGGGAGTCAACCATCAACCTTGAGGGCTATGAGTCTTATGTTGCGGATGTTGATGGGTACGCAGATACAATGCGCGCAGCATACAAGCTTCCCACGATGCCACCAACACACTACCACAAGCTCTACGAGTTCTTTGACGTAAGCCTTGTGCCGCTTACGACATCCGAGTTTGCCAAGTGCAAGTCGCACCTAAAGATGTTGGAGGCAGGGTTTAGCAAGTGCGCTCTGATAGTGAGCAACACGCAACCCTATTCTCCCTACATCACAAAGGACAACTGCATTGCCATCAAACACCCAAGCGAGTGGGCAGGAGCAATCAAGAGACTAAAAGAAAACCCCAACCAAGTGGCTGACCTAACGGAATCGTTATACGAGTATGTGCAGGACTTCACGATGGATAAGATAAACGAACTCCGATGCTTTACATAGTCACGCCCTGCTCACGCCCTCAAAACCTTGTGAGGTTAAAACAACATATCCCTGCCTATGCAACGTGGGTGGTGATGATGGATGCCTGTACCAATTACAATGGAGCAACAAGCGCATCAATCACACACTACTCCAACCGCACAGGTGATTGGGGACACCCCCTACGCAACGAGTTCCTTGAGTTGTATGCTGATTCCTTTACCAAAGAGGATTGGGTTTATTATCTTGATGATGACAATGTGCTGCACCCAAAGTTCCTTGAGGAGTGGAGCAACCTGCATAGCCTTGACTGCTCTATTGTAACTTGGGGACAAGTGGGCAGGCTACGCCCTACCGACCAACCAAGAGTCGGCAACATAGATACCGCCTGCTATATGTTCAAACCATACGACCTGCCCAACCTGCGCTTTGAGATGACCTATGAGGCAGACGGTACATTTGCTGCTGAAGCCGCAAGGCTTGGCACACTTATCTGCGTAGAGCAGTACCTTTGCTACTACAACGCACTAAAATGAAAGCATCAAAAGACATAGAAGGGTGGTTCAACCACCAAGCAGCATACGACTACCTCCTTGCCAATATGCCCCAAGACGGCACGTTCGTTGAACTCGGCGCGTGGCTCGGTAAGTCATCGGCCTACCTATGCGACAAAGCAACATCCCAACAAATCACAATCATAGACTCCTTCAAAGGAACGGCAGAGTACATAGATTCCTTCTATCAGCTTGCAAAGACCCAAGACATCTACAAGCTCTTTTTAGAGAATATGGGTAAGCGCAAGTACAAGGCAATTAAAGCAACATCCAAATCAGCATCAAAGAAGTTTAAGGCAGAATCTTTAGACGTGGTATTCATAGACCTTGACCATTCATACGAAGCGGTAAAGGAGGACATAATGCTATGGCTACCCAAAGTAAAGAAGGGCGGCTACATCGCAGGAGATGATTACCACGAACATTGGAAGGGAGTAATCCAAGCGGTAGATGAGCTACTGCCCCACGCCACGTTCATAGATGACTGTTGGATTTACCAAAAGTGAAGAACCATACGAAGGTTTACCTAAAGGCATTTGGCTACGACACAAATTCGTGGATTGCCTGTGAGGTGTGTGGAGGTACTGCCAATTCCGTTCACCACATAATTCCGAGAGGTATGGGCGGCAGCAAGCACCGAGATACGATAGAGAACCTTATGGCACTATGTCAATCCTGTCATCACGAAGCCGACTTTGGAGAAAAGCTATCGGGAGAGTACCTTACGGAAGTACATAAATTAAAGATGCAAAAACTATGACGGAGATATGGAACCCAATAAAATCTTTGAACTCAAAATACCTCGCGTCAAGCGAAGGAAATATAAAGAGCGTTGAAAGAGAGGTTAATATTGGAAGCAACAAGCGAACAGTAAAAGAACACATCCTTTGCCCAATAAAGACAAAGAACGGATATATGGTGGTGAACTTAACACATCCAACAAGAAAGCAGCATCTTGTACATAGGCTAATAGCGGAAGCGTTTTTAGGAATTGAAGACAAGATGGTTGTAAACCACAAGGACTTAAATAAACAGAACAACGCCATAAGCAACCTTGAGGTAGTAACTCAAAAGCAGAACATTGACCATTCTTGCGAAAACGGAGTAAACGGAAGATTGGTGCTTAATTTACAAAATGGGGTTTACCACAACACAATCAAAGAGGCCGCAGAGTCTTTTGGGATGTCTTGTGATTCGCTCGGAAAGAGATTGCGTGGCAATATTAAAAACAACACGCCATTCACTTTTGTATAGTGTTGGTTATTTAGATAAAACCGATAATAACGGAACTAAACGGATATGAAAGACGACAAAGGAAGATTCATCGCGGGCAACACAGGCCGCCCTGCGGGAACACCAAACAAGACCACCAACAAGATCCGTGAGGCATTCCAAACCCTCATAGAAGCCAACCTTGAGAATATGACTATATGGCTCACACAGGTAGCAGCAGACGATCCAAAGGGAGCGCTTGACCTCTTGAACAAGATGGCAGAGTACACGACCCCTAAACTCGCAAGGGTGGAGAACTCACACGAGGTGTCTGATGAGCTAACCCAAATCAAAGTAGAGATTGTCCGCTCTCGAGATTAAGGTAGGCCCCGTATTTGAAAAGAATTGGGATTCCAACACACGCATCACCGTTAATCAAGGCGGAAGCCGTAGTTCGAAAACCTATTCAATTCTCCAACTGCTCGTAGTTCTTGCAATG